TGAGGTTGAGATAGACCTTAATAAATTCATGGAATTAGTGACTGAAAATTCGAATCTTAAAGCAAAGATTGCAGAAATGGAAGCCAATAAAGAACCCGATAACCCATGGCAACGTTGGATATTCTTATCTAACATGGTTGATTCGTGGAGAATCTTCCCTAGAGCATTTTTAAGTGTGTATATATTCTTATTATACTACTGCACAATGTGGTTTATGGACTTACCAGATCCTACTATGGAACAATCAGGTTTAATCAGTATCGTAGTTGGTGCTGGAGCTGCATGGTTTGGTCTATATGCAGGTACAGCTAAAGATAAAATTAACGGAAGCGGAAAGTAAGGTATAACCATGGCAGACGATAAAAAAGACGCAAATTCTCAAAGAGGAGCAAATGCTCCACAACCTAGAACTAGAGAAGAAGGTGCATCTCTTTCTGATGTCGTCGATAAGCTAAAAGATAATAATCAAGAACAAACTAAAACTACTGAAGCTACTACTGGATTAGTGGCTAATATGATGAATATAGCCAATTCAGTAGAACGAGTTGGATTAGCTGGTAATGCTGTATTAGATACTGTTGCCGATAAGTTAAGTGGTAATAAACTAAAAGAGTTAGAAAGCAACAAAGAAGATGCTCAGCGTGATGATAAGACCAATGAATTACTAGAAGAATTAGTAGATAACACAGATCAAGACTTATTAGAATCTCCTAAGGGTTTCTTTGGTGCAGTACTAGCTACTGTTGCAGCTGTGACTGGTACTCTTGCTGGAATTCTTGGAGGATTTGCTGTAGGTCTATTTGAATCTACAAAACTATTAGGTGCTGCATTTAAAACTTTTGGGAGTAAATTATTTAGATCTTTTGATGATCTATTTAATAATAAAATATCTAAATCGTTTGGAAAACTAAAAAGTATATTCCAAGTTAGATTAATTGACCCAATTAATGATTTCTTTAAAGGTATTAGAACGGCTTTTAGATTCGGTAATAAAGGTATGAAAACCTTTAAAGCTGGCTTAGTCAAAGATGTTGCAAACTTCTTCGGAAGACAGGCTCGTACTCTTAGACTAGCTGCAGGTGAAATGGATGTAGTCAAGAATTTAAAATTTATTAAAGCTTCAGTTAGTACTTTCTTTGGAAATATTGGTGGAGCTGTAAGATCTTTTGGTACTAAGTTTGCAAAATTGTTTGATCTTGGTGATGATTTGAAAAAAGCTCAAGGTTCATTAACCTCTATTGGAAAATCAATTAGTGGATTTATACGTCCATTTACTAAAACTGCAGATGCAGCTAAGAATACTGGTAAATTTGCCATGATGATTATACGCCCATTTAAAATGTTTAGTGAATTTTTTAAATTCTTTGCAGCTAAATTCCTTCCAGTAGGTAAAGTATTAGGTAAACTATTCTTACCAGTTACAATCATTATGGGTATATTTGATGGTATTAGAGGCGCAATTACCGGTGCTTCTGAAGAAGAGGGTATGGCTAATAAATTTATTGGTGGTATCTTTGGTGCAATCAGTGGAATCCTTGTAGGTTTAGTTGGTATACCATTAGATCTCTTAAAGGATTTAGTTGGTTGGATTGCAGGTAAACTAGGGTTTGAAAACGCTTCAGAAGCGCTAGGTAAATTTAGTTTTAGTGGTCTTATTAGTAATATTATAGACACCATAAGAGATTTCTTTGGTGGTGTAGTTGATTTTGTTGTAGGCTTATTTACCTTTGATGGTGAAAAAATGATGGGTGGATTTACTGCAATGAAAGATGCTATAGGAAATGTACTTAAGCCATTATTACGTTCTATATTACCAGATCCAAAGGCTGAATTATTCTCTATTGCAGGTATAGCTTCGAAGGCTATTCCATCATTTGTATACGATTACGCTGGAATCAATAAAGCTACTGGTGAAATGGAACCTTTAGAGAACAGTATATTCAATACAGTTAAAGATACTGGTGAAAAATTAAATGCTGGTAGTATTGAAAACGAATCTAATAAAAATAAATCTGCTGGTGTAACTGCAAATACTTCTGTTGATAATTCAACGAAGAGCTCTTCTGCTCAAACAATCAATATTATGGGTGGTCAACCTTTGGCCACTGCTAACGAACTTAGATTCCAGGCATAAAAAAACCCCAGCTGCAGCTAGGGTTTAGTGGCAATTTACTCTGTAACTTATTTGTAAAGGTTTTCGTTACTTTATCCGAGCGGAAGGACGCCAATCGACTCTATTTTATACCCTACGTCTTTACCGGGTTTTACCCTTAGTTATCCTGCGCTAGTTTCGCGAAGTAAGATAAGGTATCTTCTTCGTTACTTTCAGCCGTTACTGTTGGAGCAGCTTCAGCTATCGTTTCACTAGGAGCGGGAGCGTACTGCATATCTTCGGGAGCCATTGTTGGCCCAGCGTCGACGCCTAGTACTCTATTTAACTTAGCGGCTAATTCAGCATAAGTTTTATAGTTTTCTGGTTTAGTGAATTCGTTGAGAGAATATAGCTTATTGTATATACCTTCCAATGAAGCTTCATCACCACCGGCTACGGCAGCTGAAGCAGCAAATTCAGACTTATCATAGTTTGTCCAACCTTCAACCTTTCTAATTTTGATTTTAAAGTCAGCACCTTCCCAAAAATCGAAAGGATTCACTGGTTCTTCATCTTGGAACTGAGGTTGCATTTGGTCCATAATCTTATCAAAGATTTTTTTACCAAACTTATAAAGGTATACTTTACCTTCAGCCTCTGGATTCGCAGAATCAGATACCACCATTACGTTAGACACATAATGTAATCGTCTTTTCCTATCCCTTGCGGTTTGTTTATCTTCTTCTCTACCAGAGTTCCATAGTAAACCATTTGATTCACTAACAGGATCTGGTTGTCCGATTGAAGTTAAACTATTTTCGATATACCATAAACCAGAAGGTCCTTTGAACCCATGGTCCCAATATCGTACCCAAGGTAGATCCTCACCTTCTTTCGCAGGAAGGAATCTAATAACGGCATAACCATTACCAGCTTTATCTTGAGTAGGTTTCCAGAAGCGATCATCCGCGTATGATTTCGTTTCTGTTTTCGTTGATACTGCTTCCGCAGCTTTTACGAGTTGGTCGATAGACGAGCCTCGCGTGCTCTTTAAGTTTGCAAATGACATTTTATATTTCTCCGTATTGCATTGTATTTACTGAATTATCCACTTTACTCATAATATATACTATATATTATAACACAGTTTTAGGCAATTGTAAAGGCCTTTTTAACTATATTAATATATTTTTCCCTATCGAATTTTACGAAGGGAGTATACTTTGTAATCTTTCTAGAAACATCTGGCCAAAAAATAGTTTCGGTTATTTTGCTTCCTTCTCGATATACAAAGTCTGTTAATGCATTCATAATAACTAATGTTTCCAAAGTTATTTCTTCATGCATCCATTTTTCGATTATCATTGGTGCTTGATTAATATTCGTAGCAGCCAATAGATTATCAAAATTTTCATCCGATATATTATCTATATCAGTCTGAAATGTTCTTGTTAAAGAATCGTGTATTTTTCTATGCTTAGTGTAGTTTTTATCTTCCATGTCAGCAATATATTTTACGTCTTCAATAAAATTAAATACATAATAGTTTAACAAATCTTTTTGGTTCTTTGCCAATTTAGCAAAGAAGTACTTATCTCTTCTTTTAAAAAAAGAGTTAGGTGATACATTACTTTTAAAGTTGTATTTGATAGCATCGTAATCGCTTTCAAAATGTAGCTTTAAAGCATTATATAATTTATAAGACTCAAAGGGATCCATCATATAGGTAACGTATTCTTCTTCTCACCACGAATAAGATTTAATCCACTTGCTTCTACCTCTAATTTAGATTTAAGAGATGGAGACATAAGCTTTTTAATTTGCCTATAGTCCATACCTCTTTGTTCTATTATATAAGTCATAGCATCTATATAAGACATTTTGTTCTTTGAAACACATGCTTCTACAGCTTTAGTAAACCTTTTCTTGGTCATGATTTTATGATCTAATTCTTCCATATTTAATTTAAATAAATCTGGCGGGATGGATCAACTGTCGTGACATAAAAGCTATAAAAAATGATCTTTTTGTCATCGGTCGTGTCCTGTCCCTGCCCGAGCTAATAGCCCCTATTATAAAACTCTTAATAAGATACAGTCCTTATTAATTCTACCAGTTGGTTTTTTAACCTTGGTAGTTAGTTCAGATAGAACTTTATCTATCTGTTTTTCAGTCTTAGTTAATATCTGAGGAAGCACATCTTCTGGCTTTCTCAATGTAGTACTCATGGAAAGTTGTTCATTCCAATTGTGTACTGTTGAACCTTTTACCTCGAACCCTGCAGAAGAATCACTACCATACATAGTAATCACTCTTTGTTTTACGTTATATACAAACAGTTTATTCTTCTTTGGAATCATTATAGGATTAATTGATACTAATTTAGCTACTTGATCTTCTTTTAAGTAGTTTAGTTTTTCAACTTGTTTATCAGAAGCCTTAGGCATTTTAGCCTTAGGTACTTTAACAGCTTTAGTATTAGTTTTAAGTCTATCAATATCGTCGAAGATCTTATCCATTAATTTAAGCATCTTATTTAGATTACCCTTCTTAATGTGTGAATATGCTTCTACTGCCTGCTCACAAGTTTTGTTGTAAGCGTCTGATACAACATCATATTCAAATTGAATCTTTTCTTTAAACATGTTTATTCCAGCACCTTTAATCTTATGTGTCTGTAATAAAGTATATGTAGGGAATTTAATGTTATCAAAGTTACCATCCATCCATTCGTCAACTACCATCTCATCAAAGTCAGCATAAATTGTTGACATTACTTTTGAATGAGTTCTGACTTGAATAGGTATAACTACAGCCTTTGGTTTAGCTGCAATTTCCTCTAGTACTTCAACACCTTCAGCTAGGCATGCTTTAAGTTTCTTTGTAATACGATCGATAGCACTATCGTTATTTTCTGGTTTACCCATTCTTTCGATAGGAAATCCAGCAAAGTACATCCTACAGGAGTTACCAATACCCATTCCTAATTTCCAATCTGGAAGTTTATTAAGCGCTTTGATATCGTCTTTACTGAACTTTAATACTTCCTTAGCAAATTTAATAACTGTGCTTTGGTTGGTCTTAGGACTATTATAATAGTTAAAATACCCTGTACCATTTGCATATTCTGAATTAAGTTTATTGTCTGGAATTTCAATTCCGTGGTAATTAGGTTCTGCACCTAAATATTTGTCCTCTAAACTAGGACCGCGTCTTTTTGTTTTAGCCATATCTATTACTCCTTATTGATATAATATATTATAACACAGAATTCAGCAAATGTAAAGGCTTTTCTGTAATAATTCGAGAGGGAGATGGGAGTCGAACCCATATTCATGGAGTTGCAGTCCATTGCATCGCCTTTCTGCCACACCCTCGAAAAAGGAGGCCCCCACTTTAGTCCCCTCGTAAGATAAGGAGTTAATTTGGGGAGTGAGGGCCATTGATCGTTAAAGATTTTTTACTCCTAAAACATAGTTTTCAGCAGCATTTTCTGCGTACTCTTCACTATGACCTTTATAAATTTCGTCTTTCTGCCATACTTGGTCTTTATAGAACCTAACTCCAAAGTCTCCATCTGAAGTAGTGAAGGTCATTGCTTTTAAGTTAGAGTCTATGTAAGTAGATAAAAGTTTATCTGCGTATCTCATTGTCATGTGCTCTTCCTATAAGCTTGTACTAGATCACTTCCAGTAAGAGCGGTTCCAAAAATATGGATTAGTTTATTGTTTTGATATCTTTCAATTAATCCACTATTAAATTCTTTATCGACTACTGATTTTCCATCAGTATCGTTAGGGCGATCATCGTAAGCCATTGAGCTTAATGAATGAGCATGGATACATTTAATTCCTTTTGCCCAATCTTCAGCTTTTAAAAGAAGCCTTTGTTGTTCTACTATTTCGTCATACTCACTCATGATAATTGTGCCTCCACAAGTTTTAGGACTTTGGCTTTACTGTACCAAAGTCCGGAATACACTTGGTGTCTTCCATCTTTCCATTCAACGTGGTATCTTCGATAGCCATAAGGTCTATCTTGGAAGATACGTACATCACCGTAAGATTCAATTAGGAGTCTCACATGAGCTCCATGATTCTCTTCTGCTGCGCAGCAATTTGCTCTGCTTGAGTGAGAATCTTAGCCTTTTGTCGCTCTTCACGATTCCAGGTTGTTGGTGTTACTACTTTCTTATCTGTCTTAGACATATTTTTGCACTTCCATGTATTTTTCTACTGGTATTAATTCAACGAACTTTCTTCGAGACTTCTCAAATTGCTTCATCGGCTTACTGAATTCGACGTATTCGCCTCCTCCAGTTTTCCTATAGCCAACCAAATGGCCATGAGGATTCAAAATGTATATGTGATTTGGAACATGATGTCCCACTTCATCCCAAGAGGTTATTTCTTTAAACGCTCTTAATTCAGATTTGATAGACATATACATCCAATCTTGTTGCTTTTCCAAGTGGTAGTGATTGGTCATACGCCCTAGGGTTTCTACCATCACTGATTGCTGCCGAAGTCCTAGGACCTCTTCCTTGGCATTTTACACGAAATTGAGAATAGCTTTGATTCCCATACCCGCTTTTATTTGCGCGAGTTCCGTATTTGAATCTTCTTAATTCTTTATTGATTATTTTAACTGATTTACGAATATTTTCAAGTTCGAGCATATCACCAGCAGAGCCAGTATGTGCAGTCATTACGTAGTTTTCAGATGCTCTCATTAGTAATCACCATCAGCTGATCTGTTTGCATTATATGCATCCATATATTGAGAATTTTCAAGAAACCTAGCGGTATCCTTTTCAGAATAATACATATTTTCTTCACGGTTAAAATCCAAAGATCCAGCCATTTGATGGCCAGCTTTTTTGACAGAGGCTGTAAGCTTTTTGTGAAGCTTCATTTCAGCTTTCTTTTCTGCTTTACGAGCATCTAGTTTGACAATAGAAGCTTGAAAATCTGCTTCTTCTTTACGTTTTGCATTAGCCTTTTCAGCTGCAATTTTGATCATTTCTAATCTATTCATTAAATTAACTCCTTATTTAATTATTTAATATGTATATTATAAACCATTTCGCTGTGAATGTAAAGGATTATTTTCATTTATTTTCACTTTTTTTATATCTTTTTGTTATATGGTTATAACTTTATGTATTGTCACCATCACGATATACAATATCGGACTTATCAAAGAGCTTTCTATTAACTTTATTGAAAAGACCACCCTTCTCCCAAAATAGAGGAATATGCTTCTTCTGCCTTCTTTCTTCTTGGATATGAGCACCTATATAGGTAAACAATCCCATTACAAGTACTAGTAAGATTCCAAATAATGTATTCATTATTTACCTATGTGTTCTACTTCACTACGAGGCACAACCTGATAAGCTCCCTTATTATAAGCTGGTGCTAAGGTATAACCCTTAGAAACTTCTATTTTATAAGACTGATCTTCAGCTGGTACATACTTTGCAGGTCCACTGTAAGATGGATATTTTGTATTATGTGCTTCGATTTCTATTTGTCTCGAACTCTTAACTGGCGTATATGGAACAAATACTTTTTGTGTTCTACGCTTAGATTTAAGAGCAGTTGTTTTGCGTTTACGCCCACAAGGACTATAACGAAGAGATCCAATCATATTCATGCGCAGTGTACCTCTTCATATATATCAGCTTCAAGTTCATCATATGCGTATTCAGCATCTCTTGCTTTGTCTTCAAATGGAGTAACTAACTCATAAATAGCTGATTCAAGTTCATTAACTTTTTCACGAATCTTACCTACTTCATATGATACATCAACGCCATTCTTTTCTGCCATAGCTTCTATAGCCATGTAGATATCGCTTGGTGTATCGAGATATTTAATATCTCTGGTCTTATCGTTGACCTCTCCCACTAGATAAGTTAGATCATCTTTATTCTGATCTAGTTTTGCTAGTTTTATTTTCATTTCACTTATTGACATATTGTGTCCCTCCATAATAATACGAACTTACAAAGTTTTTGCGCCATTTGGCTGATAAGCTTTCAAGAAAATTCTTACTGCTCATCTTTGAATGTAAGTATTCACCTAGGGTTAAAGGCACATTATAGTGCACCTTTTCTGTCCCAGGACCTGTTACAAAATTAGCAACAAACATTATGCTGATTCCAACATAGTTAAAGGAACATCCCAACGTTGACCATCAATACTAATGATTGCCTTTTTGATTTTGATCTTTAAGATCTCTCCAGACATTCTTCCACGTCTGCCGTTGAAGGATACACTATCACCAACCCTAAAGGATGCTCTTGCTTCTCTAGCAAGGCCAGATCTTAGTAGTTTTTGTTGGTCTTTTACTGCATTGATTACAGCGTTTAGGTCTGCCATGTTATCGATTTGGCGTATCTGGTTTATCACTTTTTTCATAATTAACTCCAATTAATTTATTTTATATAGATATTATAACTCATTTTTAACGAAAAGTAAAGGATTATTTTCACTTTTTTTCATTTATTTTTTAAGCAGCTTGAGAACTCTCAAACCACTCATTAAGGTCTTTCTCTAAGACGATATCACCGTCTGACATAAGGTATTCAGCCTTATAGTTCTCACGGTCGTTAGACCATGATTCAGTCTTCTCTAGGATTCCAGACTTCATCCAACCGTCAACACGGTTATCAGTGACTTTCATAAAGCCAACTGTTCCATCAGTTAGCCAAAAGTTGGTGACTGTTTCCCAGTCTTCACAAACCTTTTTGTTGTGATCTTCGACTGACACATCTGTGATATACTCATCCATACCACCATTTGACTGAGCAAAGTCAGTACAAATAAATGGCTTAACCTGTGCTACAAGTGTAGCTACAGCATTGCTGTTCATATCGCCACAGTTTGGCATGACATACGTAGAACCACCCTTAAACTTCATGTAAGGGTTTTCCTTTGAACCGTAGTTCTCGAGGTATTGTGTTTGAATTACTAGCTTTTTCATTAATTAACTCCTTATTTAATTATTTAATATAGATATTATAACATAGTTTTCAGCGAATGTAAAGGATTATTTTCATTTATTTTCACTTTTTTCAGATCATTTAGTTATAAGGAAGTACTTCTTATATAATTTTGGTTCTAAGCTGTGTGCTCGCAATTCCCATGGTTGGTTCTCATATGAGCATGCACTGAAGTTGCGGCCTTTATACATAAATGTGTCAGTTAGATCTCCTCTTAGAAATTGCTCGGCATGAACCATTTCATGAGCTAATGTTTTCATTTGATCTTCCCAAGATTGCTGTTTACTTACATTGATTTTAGCATAATATTTGTTACCAATACAATCTCCCGCAGCGTCTCCTTCTTGTACCCACTTCTTAAAAGTAATGTAGATAATCTTTGAATATAGCCTATTAATTTTTAACGCATCTTGCAGTCGATCTAGGTATAAATCTACTGTAGGAATATCCTTCTTTAAAACACCTTTTAGTACTGTTATTGCCATCTAAATGCTCTGTTTCATTAAATTATATGCTATTATACACCATTCTTAATGGATTGTAAAGGTTTTTTTTATACTTTTTTGTTATATACATATAACTTTTTTTCACCGTGCGTCAGAGTGCACTAGAATTAAATGAATAGGGTATATACCTTGCCATATTCACGCTGGTGCCCTTTTTACGGTATCTTCTTAGGGCTATAGATGGTTATTTGTTCATCTTTCCCTTTAAC